CCACGTAAGTGTTTACATTGATGGCGTGCTACAGACTAAAGGAGCAGGCGCAGACTACGTGATGGGCGGTGACGGAACTACCAACACTGGCTACATCACAACGAACGTGGCACAGGCTGATACTAAGACGATCACAATCGTTCTGGACGTTCCCTTTGACCAGCCAGTTGACCTACAGGAGACGGGCGTGCTGTCATCCTCGACACTAGAGGAGGCATACGACAGGCTGAACATGCAGATCCGCAGGGTGTGGCGTAAGGCACAGAATGCTTTAACACTCTCCACTGACGAGGGTGGTTCATCTACAGGAACAGCCGATACTGTTGTAGGCTTTGATGCTGACGGCAATATTGTTGAGATTCCTCGGACATTGTTTGCATCTGGTTCAAGTGTGACAACATCAGATACACCTCCAGCATTACCGATAGCTGGTGACCTATGGCTTGACAGCACAACCACACAGCTTTTCGCCTACTACAATGACGGAAGCTCAAGCCAGTGGGTGACAGTAACAGCAGGATCTCCATCTACTGATTCTGACACAGTGACCTACACGCCAGACGGCACAGGTGCAGTTGATACTACAGTTGGAACTAAGTTACGTGAGAGCGTAAGTGTTAAAGACTTTGGTGCTGTGGGTGACGGGGTGACTGATGATACTGCGGCGTTTGCAAAACTAAATAATTCTAGCATCGCATATGTCCCCTCTGGAACTTACAAGGTAACATCCACATCCACACTACCTAAGCTATATGGTGAAGGTGTATTGGAATACCAAGGAAACATAATTGCTCTGGACAAGACGGATGAAATTCTGACCCAGAAAAAACTTAACTACTTTGACCTCGCCTTGGAAAAACCATTTCAAGGCATCGCATACCTATCAGTTGATGGGATAGACAAGCTGTATTTTATTCAGAAATCATCTGGCTCAACTTACAACATCGATGAACGCATGGTGATCGGTGAGGCGACTCTCACAAATGACGGCACAGAGATATTGGAAGGCTCGCTAACAATATCTGCGGAGATCGCAACAGGTCACGGGCAGGATCTTACAGCTGAGTATGTAAATGGTGAGGTTTACCTTTGGACAACCTCGCACACCACTGTGGATGGCGAAGGGGCGAAAGGGATTAATAAAATCTCTTGGAATAATGGATCTCCTGTAATTGAAGAAACGTATATTCTTTGCGGAGATGATGGTAGTGGTGACAATCGTGACCACCTCTATCAAGGAACTCCGTGTATTTCGACAGATGGTAATTACATAATCTACATGGGAGATTCTGCCAACAAAAACGGATACCGTGAGGTGCTGGTATTTGATCGTGATGCAGTGGAACTTGCTGTAGATCCAAAACTAGTCGAGCCGATCAACTCTTTTCGCCTTGAGCCTAGTAACTCTGACGATGGACGCATCTACCAAGGCATAGCATCAGACGGAAAACATGTATACGTCCTCTATGGATACTACAATGCTTTTAGCAAAAAGGGCATCCTCCACTACGATATCAACGGAGCATTTATCAGAGACATCCCCCTTACCCTACAAGCCGCAGAGTATGGGTTGGATGAGCTACTAGATAACAGCACCTACGGAGCACCAAAGCGACTAGAGCCAGAAGGCATCACCATTAAGGGTGACGAGTTACTTGTCAACTCATGGTTAGTATGGACGAATAACGCATCTGTCGTTTCCTACAATGGCTCAAACTATTCTTATATTGGAACAGGTGCAACAGTCTCCCCCAACAACTCCCGCTATTGGGTAGCATCCAATAAGACAGCTGGGGGCGCATATGATAGTGCAGATAGCTATAGCACGGGCACGGACGAGCTGGTGAGAAACACTGTTTACGCAATCAAGAAACGCGAAGGGGATCCCGAGGAGTATGACATCAACAGGGAAGCATACAGCGAAACTTCTATTGCAAACTTAAAAACCCAAGATGGAAATTTAGATATAAACTACTCTGATGATTTTGTCGTTAATTGGTATTCTGAAAATACAGGAATAAGGTGGAAGTGTTTTTCGCATGAAGCTAACGCCATTAAAATATACGATGCCCGTGACAGTGCGTTCGATAACACCAGTTCCGCTAGTATTACGTATGATAACGACCAACTGCCAAACGCAGCAACCACCATAAAGGGTTCAGGGAATCTGTATTTCAGATCAAAAACTTCATTAAATGACGGCTCTGGAATAAATTTATACAGTGAGGATTCAAACAACGCAGGGCAAGTTAGGATTTATGCTGTCGATACGAACAATGGTAACGCACTGAAAACTCTTTACTTCCGTGGCACAGATGCGGCTATATATCCCGACAGCACGTATTCACTTGGTATCTCTGCTAAAAAATGGGGTGAGGTGTTTACCAACAGCGTAGTGGTTGGATCGGGGGAAGTCACATGGACAAGTGGCTCTGGCTCGCCAGAATCTAGCAAAACAGCACCAGTTGGATCAATGTATACAAGAACCGATGGAGGTGCAGGCACGACCCTTTACGTCAAAGAATCTGGCACAGGTAATACTGGCTGGGTAGCAAAATAATCTAAACTAAAACAATCATGGCAATTAACTTCCCAGACTCACCGACAACGAACGACATCCATACCGAGAACGACCTTAGCTGGAAGTTCAATGGATCATCATGGGTTGCGCTACCTACGCCCAGCGTGGCAGGTAACGTAGCATACACACCAGCAGGCACGGGAGCTGTAGCCACAGACGTAGAGACTAAGCTACGTGAGAGCGTAAGTGTGACAGACTTCGGTGCAGTAGGTGATGGGGTGACTGATGATACTGCGGCTTTCACAACTGCGGCAACTGCGGCTGGAGATGGCGCAGTCTTTGTCCCAGCTGGCTCATATGCTGTTACTAGTCACATTGAATCTGGCACTTTCTATACTACTGGAACTGTCACTATTGTTGGCGGTAGCGTAAGTATTTTCAATACCACTAAAGCTAACGCACTTCCATCTCACCACTCAATGTCCGTCCTTAACGTAGAAGGTGGTGCGCTTCAGAGGTTCAATTTAACCACACAGGGAACAGGCTCAGGTAATGTCATACAAGGTTTTGCTTCTGACCCATACACCAATGAACTGTTTACCCTACACGTAACAGGTAATCCTGATACTTGTGTTTTGAATAAGTTTGAAGCAGATGGTAAAAGATCACAGACGAGCTACCGTTACAACTCTACACCACTGACAACACTAGGACATCAAGAGTTAGACATTTCTTGGGACAAGGATGGTGCTCGTTGGTTCTGGACAGGTGAAATTGAGACTGTAACCAATCAGGCTCGTTACATTAAACGGTTCCAGATTGCTGATGGTGCAGGAACTGAGCTTACTGTTTCTAACGTACAGCAGTTTCAAGTCTTTACAGATGCTGAGACTACAGGTATTGAAGGAGGAAGTGCTACAGCATGTATCTCTTTGGATGGTCGTTACCTCGTAACTGAGTACAGTGGGTCAGACACTAATCGTGTTAAGGTATTTAAAACAGCAACCTTGATGAATGGTGGTGCTGGTGACTACTCAACACAACAAGTCTATTCTTGGACGTTTAACTTAGATACTGGGGATTACCCTCTCCAGAGTATGGCTTGTGATGGCTCTTATGTTTACATTTTCACTGGCAACATTGCTACAGGCAACACACTTAAGGTGTTTGTCTACACAGTAACAGGTCAGCTTGTCGAAGAGATTGCTGACTTTACTGTAGGTGAGACAGAAGCTCAGGGTGACGGTGCTGGCACAGCATACGAACTAGAGGGTGCTGGTTGGATTTGGCATGGCGGTCAGCCAATGCTTGCTTGCTCCATTGCCTCTGGTAATTCTGGTAGTCGTGTCAATCGTATCTGGGTTCTAGGTGCTAAGGTTCCTGTGACATCCTACGGTGTAGGAAACAAGCCAGCATTTATTTCTCAAGGTGCTAATGATCTAGCAGTACCCGATGGTGAGCAGCTTCGCCTTGGTCACTACAACGGTGCTACGGATACCTTCACTGAAGGTGCAAAGATTAACCCATCTAACCAGTTAGAGTTTACACCTGTTTCTGGATCATGGACACCTGTTATTTCTGATGCAACCAGTGGTGGCAATACTGCAACTGCCACTGTATCAAACGCAAACTACGTCAATATAGGTGGTTTAATTCACGCTACCTGCACTCTATCTAATATTGATACCACTGGTATGACTGGCACAAACAACATTTATATCCAAGGATTACCATACAGTGCATCTGGAGCTGGTCATGGTGTGATCAGTTTTTCACATTTTACACCAGACTCTAATGGGATAGGCTTAAATCCCGCAGTGGATAGCGGGGGAACACACCTTAAGCTTAAAGAGTTGATTAGTGGTGGACAATATATTAACGCTAATGTAAATCAGTTTGCCTCTGGAACTGCTGATATTTGGATCAGTATCACATACAATTCATAATCTAACCTAAAACAAATAACAAAATGAAATCCATATTCAAATCCAAAACAGCGGCTCTTAGCTTTATCACTACAGTAGCGGCGGCAGTATCATTCTTTATCCCCGAGGTAGGTGAGTGGGTAGCAGAGTCATCCTCTGTCATCCTCGCTGTGCTTGGTGTAGCAGGCTTTGCTCTGCGCCTTGCAACTAAGGATAAGGTAGTTCTATTCCCGTCTGAGTAATGGGTATCTTTAAGGCACTCGTAGTGGCGGCAACTGCCTACCTGCGGGTGCTTCCACTGATACACCTCCGCAAACTCTACAACGAGCATGATAAAATCAGCGATAGCATATTTAGCCTTGGTGCTTCTGGCACTCCTGCTGACCTCTTGCGGATTGACGTTCTCGCAAAACGAAGAGAACGAATCGATCAACAGATCCGCACTATACGCACCGCCTGTGGTGACACTGAGGAAGGGTGAGGCTTACCAGTTTGTTGAGGGGATATACACCCCCAAGGAGGACGCTCAGTTCTATAGTAAGTATCAATACCTCAGAGCATTGACCATAGGCAAATGAAAGTAGCTA